GTTGTAAGTCGATTGGCAAGTTTCGAACAAGACCCTACAGACCCTCAAAAAGCCAGTGAAATTACTTCTTTGCAGTTTATCGAGACACGCCATGATGTTTTGAAATTCTTGTATGCACAGACAGTTGATGGAGTGTTAGTACAGAACGAAGATACACGCAAAGAATATGAAGAATTAGACTTGCCAGAAGGTGTATTGTTCAATCAATTTCTTGCTAAGCTCACAGGTCAAAAGTAAACATAAAAATGATGAGGGTGGAGATAAATATTACTTAATTTATAGGATAATAGCCTTTCTTATGCACCTCAATCAACCACTAAGCGAGATACTAACACTTGATATTAGTGAAGCAAGTGAGATTATTCGCCAGTACAATAAATTAACAGCCAGTAAATCAAAACCAAGTAAACCAAAAGGATTACCAAAGATTGATTATAGCCAACAAAAAAAGCCAAATGATTGATTTCATAAGGCTTTTTTATTTAATCTGGAACCGCTCCAATCCATTCAGGTTCTGCCGATGTTGAAGTAGTACCCTCTCCTCTTAAACCTACATTAGCGTTGATTTGTCTATCAGTATAGAATGATGACAGTAGTGGTGATGTACGAGAATGTATAGCTAATGTCCATGTGTATGGTCGGTTATCATAAGGGGTTCCTGTTACAAAAAATTGATTGTCATATCCCCCCACGTCTGGATCAGCCCATGTTGGCATTTTTTCGTTTAACGCTGTATTACCCGGCCCAAAAGTAAAGTTACCAGCAGTATCATAATATCCGGCCTTAATAATATTACCAGTGCGAACAATTTTCAACTTTCTATTAAATGCAAATATCATCGACCCAGTTCTAAAATATGACTCTATATTCATTAAAGTCCACATTCCGGTACTTGAGTCTGGAAACGCAGTAGATGATGTGTGTGACGTATTGGCTTTTAATATAGCGTTTTTTAAATATCCATTGTCAGTATTACTACCATTTAGAGAGTTAACCATTACTAAATCGCCGGCGTTATATTGCGTGTTAGGTTTCCAGTTAGGATATAGTCCAGCGGTTACTTGATTCGCAAATGAAACAGAATTTGTACCATTAACAAGCCAAATTGGGATATTTGCTTTCGTATCGCCCTTTATTAAATCTCCAGATTGACTAGTGAAAAAACCGACTGTGTACTGGTTATTTTGAACGGTCTCGCCATCTTGATTCTGTTGAGTTAAATCAGCCATAAGCCCCAAATATTGAACTCCGGTACTAGTTGGCGTATAGATTGTAGTGGCTGTTAGTTCAAATAATCTTCCTTGTACCAAAGCCCTACCAGCGGTAACTTGAACGGAACCATTGACTAATGTTGGTACTAATCCTGTGATAATCCGATTACCAATCCCACTAAAAACGGCTCCGTCAGCGCTTGGGGACACGTTCATAAAGTCCGCTTGATATACTAATTCTGTGTTTGCTAATGTCATGTTATTGCCTTTCTTAAATCAAGTCTTGTAGTTTGTATAAGTAGAATTCAAACGGTATTGTGCTACCTGTACTACTTGCCACAGATACAGTCACAGTATTGGCATTTAATATGGTTTGAATAGTGCTATATACAGAGAGTAAGTTATCCCAATATTTTGAGGCTGGGAAACCTTTATTGAGTAGCGTAAATGTATTAAAGTTATCCAGTGAGTAGCCAATCATATCACTTGAAATCTGAAGCGGGACATTGACTTGGCTTGTTGTTAGAGTAGCAGATAACCCGCTTGGAGCAGTTAAGGTCACATTTATAGGGGTTGTTTGTGATGGGATATTGATTATAAAACCATTATATCCATCTGTTTTAACCTCGTCTGTTATGATTTGATACCCATACTTATATGTGTACTTGTATGTATATTTTTTAGTCCCACCGGTGTAGGGATAAACAGTTGCACTTGTACGTTGAACAGATGATTGCCACCTACCAGCCAATTCTAATGTTAGTTCAGCTTGTACACCATTCATGTAAGGGTTTTCTATAAAGTCAATCGTCTTAATCTTGGCTTGTTTGCTAAATATCAAATCATGATTATTAGTATTTGCCACAGAAATTTGATTGATTGAATTTTGGTTTTTAGCTATCCAATCAGCACGCGCTTGTCTACCGTTATCATAATCAGACACGAAAGTCAAGACTAATTTAATATCATAAGAAGAATACATTAGAGAAGTATTACTTGCTGATGTAAAAATAGAGTTTTCGCTTGGGTTCAAACTGTCAAAATCCGAGATATTTAAATACTCATATCCCACAGTACTTGGATCACTAGAGTAAATAGTCCCGTCATTATTTTTTAAGTAAATTGTTCTGGTATCTGACATCTCTAGTCTCCAAATGTAATATCGTTATTATCACCCACAATTGCTTGATATGTTGTGAAGTTTATCTCTCTCAATTGGCTTGTTACAATGTTATCTTCTAAATTAGCCAATCGAATATATTGACCAATGAAAGGACTATCGTTCTGACCAATAAATAGGGGTGCACCATCTAATCTCATAACCATTTGTGCACGAACGGCATAAATACTCGTTTTTAATATGCTTGTTGCACTCTCTACTAATTCTGATAAGGTACCATTTTCTAAACTCGCATAAGCCACACGAGGAGTTGCGCCTATGTTAATAATTCCGTTGGTAGGAACTTTGCTCGTTACAACATTGAAGTTTTCATCTAAGTAGGCATAATACCCAAACATAGAACCATCTTCCAAATAGCCAAATACCATTGACGTCTCACTGTCTGCATTTCGTGATTGTTGAACATACTCTAAAACGTTTGTAGTCTTTAAATCAATAAAATAATTGGGGTTATCAGCAATATTTTTTGCCGAACCAGATACACTGACTCTTGGGCTAGTTTCACCTATATAATAAGTAAATTGTATATCCCATGCACCATTAAATCTTGCTATAAAGTTTTTAAATACAGTCTCGATTGTGCTTTCCGTATTATCAGAATAGTTCGATGTTTTAGTGATATCTGCACTAATCGACATCGAGCCATTATTTTTTAAGTATGGATTATTACCGGTTAAGAAGTTCCATACGCTCATAATAGCATTAGCCAAATTAACCTGTGGCAAATAAGAACCCTTTGAAATATATACGTTTTCACTCAAATTCATAATAGGGGCAAAACGGTATGTTCCATCATCAATTTTACTTAAAAACATGATACCAATCGAGTCATTGGCTGGCTGTGAATAATTTGCCGTAATTACATATCCGTCTTCCATATTGGTTGCGTCCATGATAATATCGTTTTGTCTAGGATAGTAGCCAAGTTGGTTGGGTTCTGTTAAAAAGACGACATCAATAAAACGTGTGCCATCTAACTTTAAAACATCATTTTTTATTAAAACGTTCATCGTGTAATATTGCCATGTAGCGTCTGTTGAACGTTGCATGATTGTAACAGCTTTTCCAGTCTTATTCATACTACGATTATATCACATTTTATCCAATAAAAAAAGCACCTTTTAATTAGTGCTTAATCCTACTCTACGCAATTCACGTTTAATTTGAGGAACAACTAAGTCAGGGTTAGAACCATTAACATTAATCGTAACTTGATTAGAGGTTGTTGGTGTAGATGTTCCAGCAGTAGCCAATGAACCACTAGCCAATCCGACGCTTGGTAACGTGATATTACTCATTGAACCAGTCAATTGGTCTTTCAAGGTCTGCGCGTGGCTTGCTATAAACCCATCTTGGCTTGTCATACCTACTGCGATACCTTGAGGGATATATCTACCAACCATATCTCTCATCACACGACTTGGCGAATGAATACCAAGCAACGAACGTATCTTCTTAGGTATCATATCTGTAAGAGCATCAATAGCTGATGTAACTGCACCCCATGCTCCTCTGATACCACTAGCAATGCCATCAACAATGTTCTTACCAATATCAGCCACATTACCAATAGCTTTACTAATAGCATCGAACACACCAGAGAAATGACTACCAATCTTACCAGCTACACCAGTTACGGAGTTGATAATACCCGATACCATTCTACCTGCAAATCCGATAATACCATTAAATGTGTTGGCTATTCCACTACCGACAACAGCTAGACCAGCACCCATGTCCCTGAATACGGTAGCAATATTATTAACTACTCCAGATAATGAGCTAAATAGTCGTGAACCAAAACTTATAATTCCACCAAATACACTACCTACAACATTACCGACAATACCTAAGACACCATTAAACCCAGCAAATTGTCCCATCAATTGACCAATGAAACCAGCCACAGTAACAAATATAGGAGCTAATGCTTGAATAACCGAACCCACAAATTGAATCACAGGCGTTAATATTTTAGCAACAGTAGCCAAAACATTAAATGCTGTTGTTAGAGCACCCATAACACCAGAAACAAATCCGCCCAAGAATGCGCCTAATACTTGAAATACAGGCATAAGACTTGAAGCAATTACACTCACAATTGGCTGAACAGCATTCCATAAATTAACAAAAGCATTTAATAATGGTTGTATAGCTGGTATAACATAATCCAAGAATGTTTGAAATCCTGCTTGTAATGCCGGTATAATAGCATTAGCCAAATTAACCAAACCGTCGAAGTGTAAACTAGAAAATGCCGTCACAAGAGCTGGAACAAGTGTTTGAACCAAACTAGTTAATGGGTCAAGATTTAAGTCTGGCAATTTTAAGTTTGCAAAAGCACTCGTGACATTACTTAAATCAATATTAGCAAAAGCATTACTAATATTACTACTTCGTTCTTGTATGCCAGCCACTAAGCTACCAAGGGGTGTAGCGACATCTTGAGCCTGTTTCCCTATTCCTTGTAAACCATCGCCGAAAGCCTTAGTTAAATTAGGAACTGCATTAGCTACCGCAGTCATTCCATCAGTAATTGGCTTTTTGAATTGATTAAGGAACCCCAGACCAGCCGTTACAAAAGAAGCCTGTAAATTACCAAACGCACCCTCAAACGTAGAGGTTGAAGTGGCAGCTTTCTTAGCTACGTCTGTCATACCTAAGTCCATAATTGCTTTGTTAAACTCATCAGCCGAGATTTGACCATTAGCCATGGCGTCTCTGAAATTACCAGTAAATGCGCCGTTCTTCTTCATGGCTTCTTGTAACTTACCTGAAGCACCTGGAATAGCATCCGCTAATTGATTCCAGTTTTCTGTGGTTAGTTTTCCTGCTCCTGCGGTTTGGGTTAATACCATGGCTACTGATTTAAAAGTATCAGCATTACCACCAGCCACAGCATTAAGATTACCAGAGGCTTGTACTAGTTGTCCATAGTTTTTAACACCATTAGCACCAAGTTGAGCTGTAGTATTAAGTACATCTGTCAAGTCATAAACCGTATCATCAGCGTATTTCTTTGAGGCGGTGGTTAGTTTTGTGATTTCGTTACTACTTTTACCCGCAAATTTCATCGTTGATTGGAATTTTTGAATACCATCACTTGCAGTTATAATATCCTGACCAACACCTTCAAATGCTTTACCTAAAACAGAGGCAAAAGCAGTAACAGCAGAAGTAGCCAATGAACCTAAAAATGAGCCAAGCGCAATTTTACCAACACCTAATGAGTGACTAGCTTTATCTGCTGATGTTGAAATTTCATCTAATCCGCCAGTTTTTGCATTTGCTAATTCAGCTTTTAATTTTACGGCTTGACTTTCTGTTGTTTCTATGTCTCGAGTAAGTTTTTGAGCCTTGACACTATTTGCATCAAACCCTGGACTAGCTTGCATACTTGCCAATTGGCTTTTCAACGATTTACTTTTGTTCTGTGTTGCTGTTAATTGGCTCTCTAAAACACTAATATTCTTATTTAAAATACTAGTATCGCCTGTTAATTTGAATGCACTATTTAAGTTTCGTGATTGAGTTGCCAATGAGCGGATATCGCCATTGATTTGAGATATTGATTTCGTAACAGACCCAACATCTGCCCCAATCTTCAATAAATACGATGAACTAGTCGCCATTTAAAAACTCCTTTTGATGGATTACCCAGCTAGTGAGTAAAAAAACGTCTTAGAATGCCGTACAGACACCC